TTTTTGAAGACCATTTCTTTTTAATATCTTCTGACATATACATTTGTATATCTCCTTTTAATTAATTTATAATTTTATTTAACAAACTTCACATTCACTTTATCCATATATTTAAAATAAGTTTACTAACCTTGTCGTTTGCTTAAGTTAGATATTGCGGTCATAACACTATCCATTTGTCCGTCACTTGATCCATCGGTTATCTTTTTATTTGTTCCCGCAGTTCCCTTATTGTCATCCAGTTTCTTATCTGATTTAAAGTAACTGTTTTTGATAATATTCAGTTTTTCTTTGTACTGTTCATCTGATTCATAATCGACATCTTCGGTTAACTCTTTCATCTTATCAATGTCTGTGTCAACCATACCACCTGTGATTTCATGAAAAATATCTTTAGCTTTATAAGTATTTAATTCTTTCGCTGTATCCATATGCTTTTGGGTCTGCTCGTCAAGTTTCGTTTCCAATTCGGCAACTTCTTGAACCAGACTCTCAAAGACATCTTCCTTCTCAGATGGGACATCAATGTAATGCTCTTCAAACAACTTCTTCAAACCAGAAATAAAGCTCTCTGTGACTTCGTTGCGAACACCTTGTTCAACAGCGAGTTTATTTTCTTCCATCCATTCTTTAACAACATAATTCATATACTCATCCATTTTCTCTGTCATCTCTGTCTGTATAGCTTCTGTTTGATTTTCCATATATGTCTTAGATTCATCTCGGATCTGTTTACGAATCTTGGAAATCTTAGACTTAACAGCAGCTTCAAAAATTGTAGCAGCTTTTGTCTTAAACTCCTCTGTAAGTTCCTCACCATCTATGAGAGCAGCAACATCTTCAGAAACATCTACTTCGATTTCTTTTTCTTCCTTCTTAGACTTTGCTTCATCTTTATCTTCGTCATCATCTTCGTCATCATCTTTATCCAACCAAGGCGGCTTGCCTTCTTTTTTAGACTTCTTTGATTCTTTCTTAGACTTCTTAGATTCCATCTCATCTTCATCTTCATCTTCATCTTCGTCATCATCTTCGTAATCTTCGTCATCTTGTTCTTTCTTTGATTTAGCTTCAGATTTTGCAGAAGCATTAGACTTTTTAGCTTTAGGATCGGTATTCTTCTTTGTACCTTCTTCTCCATCAGGCTCTGAATCTTCTCGACCTTCTTCGTCATCTATAGCAGGTAAACCTAATTTCTTATTTTCTGGTTTCGCTTCATCCATTTCGACCTCTTCAAGTTGTCCATCATCTGTGAGTATTTCTTTTGCCATTTTGATTCTCCTAAAATGTATTTATTTGTTAAATATTTATAAGATTACAGATTTTGAAGGAATTTGTGGAACACTTCAAGCTTTTTCTGATCCAATTCTTTCATTTTCGCGTTCATAATTGTTTTCTTCATCGCATCTATATCTTGTTCTTTAATAACACCATTTTCCCATACCCACTCTTTGCCTTCCATAATACCATTTACAAATGCATCTGGTGCTGATGGATCAGCAACAATATCAACTGTGGATAAAACAAAATCTCCTTGTACTTCATTTACACCTTTTTTATTAGCTTTAAGACTTCCCATACCTCTGGAAGATACACCAAGTTTAACACCTTCGCTGATAAAATTCTTAACGATCTTACCATTAGGTGTGTCCATTACTTTTGCCTTACCGACAAAATTCTTACCATCTTCTACCAACTCTTTAATAACATGAGAAACACGATCCAAATTAATAACAGGTCCCATCGGATGTCCAAGTTCTCCAAGAGCTCTTCCCTCATTAACATATTTTGCATTAAAGTTTTTTACTTCTTTTTGCAATACAGCATGTGGATAAACCCGACCATTCTGATTTTTAATATCAGACTGCATAAAGATACCCTTGATATATTGTTCTTTACCTTTATCTTCAGAAAGATATTCAATCTCGTTAGTATGTTCTGTTATTAATTTCATTCGTTACCCCTTTTTTTAGCAAGTCGTTCATTTTCTGCACTACGAATTTTTGGTAAAATTTTCTTTGCAATTTTTGCAATAACAGCTTTTTTCTTAGCTAATTTTTTTTCTAAATTTTCTTTACCCGCTATGGATAAATCTGATTTATCTTTATCTTTTAAAATCCTTTTTGCAATAATATCTCTCGCTTTTTTCATTGCTCGTTTTTTTAACTTCTCAGGATTTGCTTTTCGTTTCATAGCAATTTTTCGTTTACGAGCAATTTGTTTTCCTTTCATTTTCATCATTCTCGATTTTTTCATACGAACTGCTTTACTCATTACTTCATCAAGAACATCATTAATCATGTCATCAATCTTCTTCATTGTCACCTTCCCACTCTGCATCTATTTCATCATAGAATTTTTTTTCATCATCACCTTTTAATTGAGAAGGACTAGTTACTCCATACTTTTTTAATTTTGCATTAAAGAATTTTTTATAAGCTTCTTTATCACCAGTTGCTTCATCCTTTGGTGTGTCTTGTGATGCTTCCCATTCATCATGTGACATACCAGAATGAACTTTATCACAATCATGGTTTTCTGTTCTTCGACCATCACCACCAGCACATTTTTTTCTTGCACCATCTGACCTAATATACTCCATTACTTTCTGAACAATACTTTCTTTTTTTCCTTTTGCTTTTTCTTTATCTCTTTCTGCTCTTCGTTTTAATGATTCTTTATCTCTTTCTCCTCTACGAACTAAATTTTCTTTATCTCTATTAGCTTGTTTTAAAGCAGCTTCTTTTTCTCTGTTTGCTTTCTTTACATCAGCAAGAGCTTCTTTTAAATAACTTTTAAAAGTTTTCATGTTTCTACCTTTGGAGTTTCTGGTGTAGTTGTTTTAGGTTCTGTTCCCGGTAACTCAAACTTAAAACTATTTTTATAATCTTCAATAGCTTTTAAAGATTTGGTTTTTAAACTTTTTGCAATACCATCTTTTGCTTTAGTAAGTTTTTTACTAAAAATATCTTTTAAAATATTACTTGTTATATCAACCATTTTTAATCCTTTCTTTCATTACATTTTTAATAGCATCAACTAATAAATCATCAGTAAGAGTTTCTTCCTTGATCCATTGCTTTACTTGTTTATCACTTTCATTAACTATATCAAGTTCTGGTTTTTTTAATATATCTTGAAACAAATTCTTTTTATAAACATCAATAAAACTTTGTGTTTTAACTTTTAAAATAGATTTCATAGTTTTATAAGGTTTAGAAGTCCTCATCATCATCCTCCGTATCATCTTCTGGTTCTTCTGGTTTTTCTGTTTCTATCTGTTTATCAATTTCTTTTATCTGTTCATCACTCTGTTGTAAAATATTCTTACGCAGATATTCTTTAGAAATATAATTACCAACATACTCCTCAGCCATTGAAACTAACTCAAAACGGTCTCTCAATATCTCAGAGTTTTTCAATTCCATGAAGTGAGAATCTTTAGCCCAGATATAACGAATACGATCTCTAACTTCCCACCAATCTTCTTCTTTAATAATACCTCTTAGAATCAACTGGACTCTAAGAAGGTCTGTAAAAAGAACAGAAAATCTATGTCGTAAACGACCTATAAACTTTCCAAACTTTACTTCATCTCTTGTAATCTCAGAAGCTCTTCCAAGATTAAACTGTGTCGAATCAGTTCCCTCAATTCGTGAGATTGGAACATTCAAAGACTTGTACAGTTTCTTTCTAAAATATTCTATGTCATCTGTTTCACCAAGATTCTGTCCACCCGGAAGTGTACTAATCTCAGTACCACGACCACCTTCTCGTCTTGGCAACCAGAAATCTTCCAACATGGAAAGATGTTTTCGTTGATCTTCAACTTCACCAGTAGATGCATTATATATCATCTTTTGTTTATAACGATTCATTACCTGTTGCAGATATTGTTCTGCTTTTAACTTAGGTAAATTACCAACATCAATATAAAATATTCTTCGTTCTGGAGCTCTTGCTAACCTATAGATAACAAGTGCATCTTCAATCATTCGTAATTGATTGAACGGTTTAATTGCTTTAAACAAATAACCAATAATAATTTGTTTTACTGAATCAACTAAACCAGAATGAACATAAGAAATCGCATCGGGTGCAACTTGAATAGCATTCTGTGATGACTGTCCTTGAAAAAATCTACCACCATGAAATTGATCTGGTGTATAAAGATAATATTCTAAAACTTCATCAACAAGTTCTACTTGATTTTGTCCAGTACCTTTTGTTTTTTTTACTTCTCGTATCTTTTCAATATTCAAAGGATAGTCCATTCTAT